ACTTTCGGATATGATGCGGACGATGCAAAGATGAAAGGCGTGCGCGAGCTTTTTTGCAATGCGCGTGAAGTGTATTTCTACAGACTTTTAAATACCGGCATCAAGGCGTCCAACACCTACGGCACGGCAAAGTATAAGGGCATACGGGGCAACGAAATAACAGTTATCATAGCACAAAATGCGGACGACGAGACAAAGTATGACGTTACTACGGTATTTGATTCGTTGGAGGTCGAGACACAGACCGTGGCGGCCGCCGCAAACCTCCAAAACAACGATTATGTGGACTGGAACACGGGCGCCACACTGGCCGAGACTGCGGGTCTTGCGATGACTGGCGGCACAAACGGCGTGGCTGTAACGGGAACGGAGTATCAGGCGGCGCTTGATGCATTCGAGGCGTATTCTTTCAATATCTTAGGCTGCCTTGCAACCGACGATACTATAAAGGATACTTTCGCGGCTTATACCAAAAGGTTAAGAGATGATAACGGAGTAAAATTCCAGACGGTGCTGTATAAAAGGGAGGCCGCCGACCATGAGGGCGTGATATCTGTGGAAAACACCGTATCCGATAGCGGAGCCATCGCAAGTGCGCTGGTATGCTGGGTCGCAGGCGCGCTCGCGGGCACGGAGATAAGCCAGAGCGCGACTAACATGCTCTACGACGGCGAATATTCGCCCGCTGTAGGCTACAAACAATCAGAGCTCGAAGCCGCTATCGGCGAAGGGAAATTTATGCTGCACAGCGTAGGCAAAAATGTACGCGTACTGCGCGATATAAATACGCTTACTACCTACACTCAGGACAAGGGCGAAAACTTTGCCAATAACCAGACGGTAAGGGTAATAGACCAGATAGCAAACGACATCGCAGGGATATTTAACACAAAATATCTGGGGCTCAAACCCAACGACGGCGACTCGCGCATAAGCTTCTGGAACGATATCGTAAGCCATCACAGAGAGCTTGAGACTTTGGGTGCTATCGAGGACTTTAGCGCAGACAATGTGACTATAGCTCAGGGCGAAGACAAAAAATCCGTCGTGGTGCAGGACGCGGTCACGCCGTCTAATGCTATGGAACAACTTTACATGACAGTAATCGTGCAATAGAAAGGATAAAAGATGACAACAACAATGAGATCACAGGACGCGCTTTCAGGCTCGATGGGCACATGCTATGCGACTATTGACGGAGAGCGTTTCCAGCTTATGCAGGCTATAAACATAGAAGCATACGTAGAGAAAACAAAAAAAGCTATCTCCATCATGGGCAAGACCGGAAAAGGGCACAAAACAAGCGGCTGGGAAGGCACCGGAAGCGGTACATTCTACTTTAACACCAGCATTTTCCGCAAATACATACTCCAGTATAAAGAGACAGGCAAAGACTTGTATTTCGACATGCAGTTTACAAACGAGGACCCGACATCGTCGGTGGGCCGACAGACCGTAATACTCAAAGACTGCAACATAGACAAGCAGCTTTTAATCATACTGGATGCGGACGCCGAATACCTCGAAGAGGAATTTGACTTCACATTCGACGACTTCGAGATACCCGAAGAATTCACTAACCCCGAAGGGATGAGATAATGAAAAGACCATCTGAATTTGAAAAAAGCACCGACCTTCGCGCCTTTATGGCCAAAAACTTCGAAGGCAATCAGGAGATAGAGTTTGTGGCCTCCAAGCGCTTCCTAAACCACGACGGTAAGCCTGAAAAATGGTACCTTCGCACGATAACCGCCAAAGAGGACGCGCAGATACGAAAATCATGCACGCGCAAGGTGCCCTCTAAACGCGCACGCGGCGCATACATTCCCGAGACCGACATAAATGAATACCTGAGCAAGATGCTCGCCGAGTGCGTCGTGCACCCCAATCTCAACGATAAGGAATTGCAGGACAGCTACGGTGTCATGTGCGCAAGCGACTTAATAGCCGCAATGCTTAACCCCGGCGAGTATGCGGAGCTTACCAAAAAGGTGCAGGAAATAAACGGCTTTGACACATCTATGGAAGAGCTCGTCGAAGACGCAAAAAACTAATAAGTGAAGGCGATTATCAGGCAAATCAGGCCTATTATTGCCTTCACAAATTCAACATGCTTCCCAGCCAGTACTTAGCCCTTTCCAGACGCGAAAGGGCTTTTATAGCGGCTGCGATAGATATAAAAGCCTCTCAGGAAAAAAGGCAGATAAAGAGAGCGGAAAGGGGATAAAATTTGGCTACGATGGATATGGCGCTAAACATTCATGATAACTCTACAAATGTTTTGCAGCAGGTTTCAAATGAGATGAGTATCGTCATAAATAGGTATCAGATATTAAACCAAGTAACCCAAGACCCGTTGAATGCAGATGCTATAAAAGATGCACAAGATAAGCTGGGCCAGACGCTGGACGCTGTAAACGGCATAAAAGAAGGCGTGGACGAACTTGCGGGAAAACAAGAGGAGCTCACCGAAGAGGAAGAGCGTTCAAAGGCCGCGGCTGAGCTTTTGGATGCTGCGATATCAAAGATAAATATAGGCGATATCGCCTCCAAGCTTATAGAAATGGCGGATGCGTTCACCGAAAACACAAACCGCTTATCTGCCATGAATGACGGGCTGCAGACTACCGAAGAACTATCCGGCAAGATATCAGCGGCGGCGCAAAGATCGAGATCATCCTACGATGAGCTTTTATCCACGGTGACCGCCCTGCGCGGCGCAAGCGTGCTCTCCACCAACGATGAGCAGGTGGCATTTGCCGAGCAGCTAAATAAGCAGTTTGCGCTAAGCAGCCTGTCCGCCGCAGATCAGGCGGCGGCTATGGATCAGGTGACTGCCGCCATGGTGGCAGGCACCGTACAGGGCGACGCTCTAAATACCATAATGAATAACACTCCCGGTCTTGCGCAGAGCTTGGCAGACCAGCTTGGGGTGGGTGTGGATGAACTGCAAAACCTGGCCGAGCAGGGCAATGTATCTTCCGCGGCGCTTAAAAACGCTATGTTTGCAACCATGGATGAAACCAACGCCGCATTTGCGGAAATGCCGTGGACATGGGCGGAAGTATGGCAATTGGTTATTACAGCCGTGCAGGAGCTTTTTGCACCGCTTATAGAATTTATAGCCGGTGCCGCCACATGGATAGGCGAGCATTGGAGTATATTGGAGCCTATTTTAACCGGGCTTGCCGCCGCTGTAGGAGTATTGACTGCGGCGCTTTTGATTTACAAGATATATACTACAATAGCTACAATCGCACAGACATTATTTAACGGAGCGCTTGGGGCGTGCCCTCTTCTGCTTATCGTAATGGGCATTATGCTAGTGATAACTGCGATAGTGGCCTTTGTGCGTTCGGTGGGCGGGCTAAAGGTAGCATGGCTTATGACTATGAATGCGTTGAAAACCGCATGGGACAACTACCTGATAAGGTTATTTACAGGCGGATTGGCTATTTTCAAATTTATACTTCAGATGCAGCTGGTGTTTTTTAGAGCAAAAAACGCAATAGTTGGATTTATTCTAGACATGTCGGTCAAGGTGGTAGAATTCCTGCAGGACATGGTAAATGGTGCTATTGGGGTTATTAACAAATTCATAGAGCTGCTCAATAAGATACCTGGTGTAGCTATATCGGCAATTGAAGAGGTAACTTTTGCCGCTACATTTGCTGCTAAAGTGGAAACCACAAAGGCTAATATGGAAGAAGGTTATGCTTTACAGGAAGCAGCACACAATGAATCGATAGCCAATATGACTCAATTGCTTGATAATTTTAAAACTGACGCTGCAGACAGAGAACAGGATAGGTTAAATGAAATCGCCGAAGCGCAAGAAGATGCACAAGGTGACGGAGAAGACGGCCTCGACACTGATCCCAGCGAATTACCCGAAGGCGGGGGAAGTGGCGATGACGGCGGTGGCGGCGGCGGAGCAGTGGCGGCAAATACCGGAGCTACAGCAGGCAACACCGCCGCGATGCTGGACTCCATAGACCTCGCCAACGAGGAGCTAAAATACCTGCGCGAGCTTGCCGAACAGGAGGCCATAAACCGATTTACGACGGCCGAGATAAAAGTCGAGATGCAAAATGACAATTACATAAGCTCCGATACCGATATCGACGGCATAGTAAACCTGCTGTCGGAATCTCTGGAGGAGGCAATGGCGGCAGCGGCGGAAGGAGCGTAGCGGATGTATAGATTTTATATGGACGGCGTACTGCTCCCCGTGCCGCCGCCCAAGATGGAAACCAAGATAAAAAACAAGAATAAGACGCTGGTATTATTAAACGAAGGCGAGATGAATCTTATAAAAAGCCCGGGGCTTACCGAGATAAGCTTTGAGGCGCTGCTGCCCAATGTGGAATACAGCTTTGCGCAATATGAAGCGGGCTTTAAGGACGGCAGATATTTTTTGGATAAGCTTGAGCTTTTGAAAGTAAATCTTTTGCCATTTCGCTTCATAGTGACGCGCATGACGCCGGACGGGCGGCTAATGTTTAACTCCAATATGCTGGTGACGTTGGAAAAGTACTCGATAATAGAGGACGCGGATAAGCTGGGCGGCGACATATCGACAAAAATAACGCTCAAGCAGTATAGAAACTACGAGACCAAGGTATTTACCCTAAGCGATGATGGCACGACCGCGACAGTGACTCCCGGGCGCGACGCGGCACAGCCCGATGAACTATACATCGTGGCCGAAGGCGATACGCTATATGAAATAGCGCGCACAAAGCTTGGCGACGGGGAGAGATACACCGAGCTTATGGAGATAAACAGGATTGCCAACATAAACGATATCGCCGCAGGGCAGGTGATACGGCTTGTATGAATTATATATCAATAACGGAGAGCACCTGCTCCGCCCGCGCGTGGTGGAGGGCGTAAAGTGGGACCTGGATATCTCCGGAAGCGCGGGCAAGCTTACCTTTGATGTGTACAGCGACCAAAAGCTGGTATTTGAAGAAGGAAACCCAGTGATGCTAAAATCCGGCGACGAGGGGATATTTTACGGCTTCGTATTTACCAAAAAGCGCGACCCTGCAAAAAAAACCATAAAGGTCACGGCATACGACCAGCGAAGGTATCTAAAAAATAAAGCAACATATTCCTACGAAAACAAAAAGGCCGGAGAAGTGCTACAAATGATAGCAGAAGACTTTAGGCTGGAGCTGGGATACATCGAAGATACCGAGTATGTGATACCTGCGCGCGTGGAAGAAAACAGGAGCCTGTTTGACATCATAATAACGGCACTCAATTTAACCGTGCAAAACTGTGGCAAGATGTTTGTCTTGGGCGATGAATTTGGAAAGCTTACCATACGCAATATAGAAGATTTAAAGCTCAATATACTGATAGATGAGCAGACCGCCAAAAGCTATGACTATGAGACAAGCATAGACAAAGACGTATATAACAAAATAAAGATAACCCAGGAAAATAAAAGCAGCGGCGGTGTGGACGTATATATAGCGCAGGACTCCGCAAACATCAATAAGTGGGGACTGCTGCAGTATCTGGACGGCACGCAGGAGGGTATAAACCCCGAAAATCAGGCCGATTCTCTGCTGGAACTCTACAATAATAAACTAAACAAGCTCTCGCTCAAAGACGTGATAGGCGATGTGCGCTATAGGCCCGGGTACTCGCCCATCATATATCTGAAGCTGGACGACAGGGTGATAAGCCACTATATGGTGATAGTGAGCGCCACACACAGCTTTAAAAACCGCGAGCATTTTACGAACCTAAAACTCAGGGGAGGTGGCTTCGATAGCGACTGATTTGGTAAAGATAATAAAAAAGGCGGCAAAAGAGGCCGTGGCTGACGCCAAGCCCGCCGATATATGTGTGGCGCAGGTGGAGGGCGTATCCCCCGTAACGCTTAGGATAAATGAAGTACTGACGCTTTCGGAGGCGGCGCTTTATCCTACACGCATACTGGCACAGCTAAATGTCGGGGATAAAGTCGTACTGCTATCCGGCGCGGGCGGACAAAAATACATAGTACTGGATGTGATGCAATGATACCGCAACTTACTTCTCCCCAAATAAAAGTGACCGAGCACGCGGATAAAACATACGCGCTGGGTAACCGAAATCTGTACTTGAGCGGATTGGAGGCTGTACGCCAGTCGGTATACCTTATACTAAATACCGCGCGCTACGAGTACCCCATATACTCTTGGAACTACGGATTCGAATATAGGGACCTTATAGGGCGCGAGCACAGCTACGTGTATTCCGAGCTTGAGCGGCGCATAACTGAAGCGCTGGCTACCGATACGAGGATAAAGCGCGTGGCGGATTTTGAATTTGACACGAAGGGCTCAAAAACGCACGTGAAGTTTAGCGTCGCTACCATATACGGCAGCTATGAAGACGAGGTGGATATAGATGTTTGAAGATAAGACATATGAAACGATATTGGGCGATATGATGAGCGCCGTACCGGGAGAGCTCGATAAACGCGAAGGCTCCATGGTGTATAATGCGCTGGCACCCGCGGCGCTTGTGATGCGGCAGATGTATATAGATATGGATCAGATTTTGTCCGAGACTTTCGCGGATACGGCGAGCAGGCAGTATCTCATTAAAAGGGCGTACGAGCGCGGAATAGTGCCCTATCCTGCTACAAAGGCCGTGATGCGGGGTGTGTTTAGCAAAGAAATACCCATTGGCACTAGGTTTTCACTGGAAGGCCTAAATTATGTGACGCGCGCAAAGCTCGCCGACTACGAATATGAGATGGAGTGCGAGACTGCGGGGGCAGTCGGGCATAGCCTCACGGGAAAACTAATACCCATAGACCATGTATCGGGGCTCTCATATGCGCAGCTTATAGATGTCATAATACCCGGCGAGGACGAGGAGCCAACCGAGGATCTGCGTGCGCGCTATATGGCAAACCTCGAGACCGAGCCCTTCGGCGGTAATGTCGCAGACTATAAGCTTAAAACCAACCTCATAGAAGGAGTGGGCGGCACCAAGGTATACCCCGCATGGAACGGCGGAGGCAGTGTAAAGCTTGTGATAATAGACAGCGAATACGGCGAGCCGGAAGCGGCATTTGTGGCGCAGGTGCAGGAAGCCATAGATCCTGCGGAAAGTGCGGGCGAGGGCGTGGGCATAGCACCTATAGGGCACATAGTGACCGTGGAAGGCGTGGCGGCAGATACCATCGCTATATCCATGGATATAACATACGAACCCGGCTGGGACTGGGCTGCGATAGAGCCTTCCGTGCAAAGCATGATAGACGAGTACTTTATGGAGCTGAGGCGCGACTGGGCGAAAAGCGAAACGCTCATCGTGCGCGTATCGCAGATAGAGTCGCGGATATTAGACCTTGCAGGCGTGATTGATATAACGTCCACCGCGATAAACGGCGTAGAGAGCAACTATTCGGTCGCGGGCATACCCGAGAGGGGTGCGATAAGTGGCTAGGAATATAGATATACTGCGCTATCTGCCCGAAATTTTGGCCTCGGCCGACTGCATGAAGGCAATAAGTGAGGCGCAAAATCTCAAGCTTTCATTAGCCTACGAGGATATCGATAAGCTTTTGGATAATCAGTTTATAATATCGGCGGATAGCGACGGCATAAAAAGGTGGGAGCGGATATTGGGCATAAGCCCCAAGGCTACAAACACGCTCCAAGACAGACGATTCCGGGTGCTATCCAGAGTAAACAGCAAGCTGCCATACACGTATTTAAGGTTGCGCGAACAGCTTGAGATACTGTGCCCGGACGGAGGATTCACACTGGAGCTTGACGTGGCAGGATTCACGCTGCGCATACGCGTGGCGCTTACTGCCAAAGAGCAGTTCGACGAGGTGGAAAAGCTCGCGGCGAGGCAGTCTCCGGCAAACCTGATATTGGACATAAGCCTGCGCTACAACACCCATGATGTGCTGGGCTCATTTACTTACCAACAGCTTGCAGGCTACACACACACACAACTGAGAGAGGAGCTTATTTCTTGAGCACTAATACCCCAAACTATAATTTAGTAAAGCCTGACGCGAATGAATTTTACGACGTAGATGTGCAAAATGACAATCTGGATGCGATAGATCAGGCTATAAAAGATAACTCGGACGCGGCGGTGGCCAACACACAGGCAGCATCCGACAATGAGGACGCGATAAACGCGCTCACACAGACCGCGGCGGCAAACGCTCAGTTAATATCCGAAAACGCCGATGCGATAGCGGGCAATGCACAAGCTGCAGCCCTGCATGAAGACTATACTGCGAAAATGGTGAGCGGCATAGACTTAAGCGCGGCCGATGTGACGCTGGGGAGCGGCGACTACTACAAGGGTCTGCTGGTGGTGGCCGCGGCGCACGAGACGCATGCGCTGATACTGCCCGGCGTGAACAATCACAAATACGATATATATAATGCGGATTCCGAGCACACGCTGCTTGTCAAAAAGGCTGGTGGCACGGCTGTGGAAGTGCCGCCGCAAAAATTGTGCCGTGTGGCATATGACGGCACACAGTATAGGGTAATGGCGGGCAGCGACGCCATTGTATATAAAAAACCGTCGCCCATAAAGGCAGGCGATGATGCAGCCGGGAATCTGCTTTCATGGATCCAAGAAAATAGCAGGTGGGAAAAACGGGAGTTCGGAATGCCGTATGACGGCTCGGGTATTGTATCGGTTGGCAAATTTGCGTCTGAAGGACTATTTTCCACAAGCGAAATAGGCTACAAACTATATAGGCAGGCGGATGGGACAATAGGTACGTCGGCACGGTCTGAATCATATTATTTAGGCTGGATAGAAAGCGAGGATATGGCATGGATAGGTATGCTGGGAGGCGTGGACAAAGAATATATAGATAATATGGAAAGCTTCTTTGCCATACCCGGCGCGTCCACTAAAATACGCTTAAAAATCGATATGCCTGATTCTGCTGACGGTGTAATGATAAGGCGCTCGACATCCCCTTATGACAATAGCGGCATCACGTGGGGAGATGAAGTCGCCAATATAACCGATGATACATCATATGACGGCGATAATGAATGGTATGAGGATGCAGGATTAACAAATGGTACGAGATATTACTATAAAGCGTTTCCTTATAAGGGATCACAATATAATGAAACAAATGCAGAGAATGAAACGTCTTCTAAGGCGGGGGGATTAGCTCATGAGTATTATATGACTAATAGGTCAGGATCTACACTTATAGATAACGTGGGAGGAGTAAACCTCACTTCTACGAATATAAGTTATGAAACAGGAGAAGTGGATGAAAGAGCTGTATTTAATGGAACTTCTTCATATATTTCAGCAAATAATATAATGTCCGGTACACAACTAGATGGTACATTCACTATAACGTTTTTGTATACACATGGGGATGACCCCAATGGAAACATTGTTGTGTTTTTTCAAAACAGGGATGTTTCTATTTTCTTAAGCTCAGATATATTGCATTTTAGGTTTTATATCGGAACCGTTTACGAGGTGGCTTCACAATTACTAGTAAATGGAGAAACATATCTAATAGTCCTTGATAGAGATAAATCAAGTGGATTAGAAATGTTTGTTGAAAATGTGTCGGAGGACACTGATGCTTACACTGGTAACGCATCTAGCGTGAGTAACTTAACTCAATTTGGGCGTCACCCGGCCGGCACTTCATATCTTTCTTTTAGACTGGCTCAATTAAGAATATGGGTTGGTCGAAAATTGGAGAGTTATGAAAAAAACAATTTATATAACGGAGGTGATTATTGTTGATTATAAAAGCACTTAATTCATATGAATGGGGCGCTCTAACCGGCCTTGTATTCTTTGGACAAGACGATGAATATGTGATATGCGAAACTTCAGAAGCACCTGCCTTTCATTACGAGGAACTTAATGAAGATTACAGCGGCTTCAATCAGCTGTGCTGCCCTAATTTTTGGGGGAACAGCAAGCCTACCATTGCAGAGCTCAAGGCGATAAAAGAGAAGATAGAATATGCAGGGGAGAAGGCGCTTTCGGCTGAGACGCTGGTCGAATTGGATTTACTGGTTCAACTGAAACAAGCACAGGCAAGGGCTGATGAGCAG